CATGGTAGTCATGTAAACAGTGGTAGAAGCCATCTTGTTTGTAAGAGTGTTTGTAAACTTGTAGAGTTTATAGGTTGTTTGTAAGTTGTTGAAATCTCAATTGTTTTTTATCAATTTTTATCGAAATCGACAAAAAAGTTGACACAATCATAAAATATTTAGTAAATTGAAAAAAATTGAAAAAAAACATATGGAAAAAGAAGATAAAGTTATAATATAGACAATTGAATTTAAAGATGGATTCAGCAATGAATATCAATTTAAGAACAGATGATATATTAATACCACAAAAAAACAAAGAAGATGTTGAGAAGAGATCACAATTGAATGATAAGATTATTCAAAAAAGTGAGAAGAATCCCAATATCAAACGAGATATGTTTATGATGTGTATGAGAGACTAAGTTTCGTATAAAATACACATAGAAATAATTGATTAAATTAGTGACATATCTTTTTTTTTTTGAATATAACGATCCAATTTCCAAGTTGGTTAAATTTTTTTTCGATGGAAACACGATCACAGAATTGGTTAATAAAAGAATTGAAAATATCTTCGTTCATAATGTGATAATACCTAAGTTTCACATCTCTATCTTTGTCTCTGGATACCCAAGGAACGTAGTTGTCACCAACGACAAATTTTTTTTTGGTTTGGTTTTCATATGACCACACATTAAACACACAAGAACCGTTTGGTTTCAACACACGAAGCATTTCATCAACACATTGTTTGCGACGTTCCGGTGAAGACAGATGATGTAAAACAGCAACACAAATACAATAATCGAAACAGTCATTTTGGAATGGTAGAGAACAAGAATTACCCAATAGAACATTCTTACCTCTTTGATTACAAATATTGACAAAAGACTTACTTGTATCAATACCGACCATATTGTCATATATCATATTCTTTCCGTTACCACAACCGATATCGAGACCATAGAGATGTTCTTTATCGAGTAAGAAGTCTTTAACGAAACCCCATACATTGTATCTGGTACTAGAGAACTCGTTAGCAATAAACTCATAAGTGTCGATGACATATTCCTGTTCGATAGAAGTCATTTTTAAATACAGAATTGTATAGAAAATAATAATATTCAAATTTTATGAATATCTATTAGTTTCCAAAAAGAAGTTTATGATAAATTAACGTCGATAAAATCAAATATTTTAGTTCTTTGTAATGCAATGTATTCTTTTTTATTCGTCTTATTGATAATATCGACAAGACCTTTGAAACGATTGGGAGGCCCCCAGTCTTTAACATTCACTCTGTTGTACGGAGAACGAAGAGTCACTGGTATGTTCATTGCAATACAAGGCAAATAACAATGTAATCTAGATGTTATGACTTCCTTACAAGTCGAATATGTTTTTAATAATCGATAGGCAATTAAAATACAATTATGATAATCCATATTTTTGTAATCTTTCGATTCGTGTGTCAAGTTAGTGTGTATTTTATTTGTTCGAACATCAACATATAGGATTTCGTTTGTTTGATTGTTCCAAGAAAGAAAGTCTATACCGACAGTAAGACAACCACTAAAATATGTTTTTACGTTACATTTGTTTAAAAGTGTTAAAGAATTCATATCTCTGCAACCAATGGGTTCGTACTTCTTAAATATATCAATAAATGGTGGTTTCAATAATTCCATATTATTGATATGAAACGAGATAAAGAGAGGAGTTACATTGTCTGGGATATTGAATAAAAGTGTCTTAAACGTTGGATGCATCCACCAACCATTCATTACCAACAAAATCTTGTCATATCCTTTCACGTCTCTACACACATCATCGCGTCTTACAAACACAAAATTCACTCCTTCAATTTCGTTATGTAAAACTTTATGTAAAAAGTCGTCAAAGTTATTATAAACGATATTAAATTTGTGTTGTAAGAATTTTTTGTAATAGTTGATGGTTGCGATGGATTGTATATAGTCACCGATGTTGGTAGATGCGACGGATAGATCATCGTTGTGATAATAAAGAATACCCAAGTTTATTTTTTTTTCACTGACTACAAAATCGTCTATATTCAAATATGCGGATATATCAATAATATTACCGTTACATTCTTTATTTATCGTATTATGTATATTATCAAAATTAAAATCACAATGAAGTAAGAATCGTCTTCTTCGTAATGTGGTACATTGTATAAACATTATGGGGATATTGAGAGAAGACTTACTCATCACGATCCCATATTCATTGAAACCAATTTTCTTCAAATATTTATATAAATCACATTTGACTAAAGTACGACAATCTAAATAAATGACTTCGACACAATCGATTAATATATCGGGTATATGACAAATTGTAAAAGCATCATATACATATATCAAGTTAATACTCACATTTTTAAATTTCTCAAGAACCTTAAGAACTGTGTCTTTGTCAATAAAGTTATCAAGAATTAAATAAATGTTTAATCCATTCATACGATTATATGATAAAACTGAATCAATACTGATGACAAGATCGATTAATGACTCCTCATAAAAAGCACAATAACAGACATCTAACATAGGTTTATAGGTTATCAATGACATTTGATATAAAATGTATATAAAAAATTGATTAAAAGATAGTACAAAATTTATCAGGAAAAATGGATGACTTGATGAATGTGTTGAATATCATAGACAACGAGAGCAAACTACTCGATATAGACGTCGAGTACTTGGCTCGTTGTTATATTGAAGAAAATACAAATTTCGAACTTCCAATGTCATATGACGACACCCTTGTCGAAATAGATTATCAAACACTGGTGATCAAAGTACGAGATAAGATAACTGTATTATGTCCGTCAATATATATTAATGAACAATTGTTAATGTCTTACGTTGACTATTACTTTCAATTTATAAACTCTACATAAATTAAATAATGTACAAACTCTTAATGATAAATATAGTTCTTTTTTTACAAAGAACGGGTGTTGGGAAGAAAGAGATGTAAATGGAAAAATGCAAGAAGATATTTTTAACGAGATGCTAATGTCACACGGAATAGAAACAGAGCCAATGTGAAACAAGATTGATTCGATAAATTCATTTAATTAATATATTTTTGTTTTGAGAATCTATCTTATGTTTGATATATTTTGTTTGTTGAGTAAGATTTAGATTAGTGGTTGTATTTTTGTTATGAATGGATTTAGTGTTTTTGATAGTGTGTGATTTTAGTTTGTTGTACGACTTAAGATGTTCAGAATGAAAGTTTGAATAATGAATAATATATCCAACGATTTCTTCGTTAATTACACTGAGAATCATAATGGATATGAAACTTATTTATATATTTAACAAATATTTAAATTTAATGATATGTTCATTCTTCCAAGTATATTCGATATTTTCAATATTATCCATAAGAAAGATGTAGAAACATACAAAAAAAGTGATTCTTTTCGTATTTTTTCAAACATACTCAAAACAGGGGAATATCGTATTATTCCGGTGGGTATACCATATTGGGTATTGTTTGATGATAAGAAACAGATCGAAATGATATTATTGTTTGAAAATATGAATAATATAAAATATTGTAATAAATTGGAATGTTTATTGTTTACGGATATAATCCATGCGATATTAGGGATTCGTGCGATCTTTATGCTTTTGCATTTCAATGATAAGACCAATAAAGAGTATGAAGAGAAATTGAGAATGATAGAGAATGTTATAAACAAAGTTAATACCGAGAATATGATGAAAGACATTTGTACAAATGTGAATGACATTCATATTTGATTAAATTAGTCTATTTAGATAAGAAACGACGTATCCCATCATAAAAGACTCGAACTCTTTAACATTGTCATAATCATTCATTGATTGAGCCTGTGGATTAATCAAAAATCCTTTCATATTCAATTTCTTACTTAACTTTTTATAAGTCATATGTTCCACATAAAAATACAAGACATAAGAACATAAAGTCAAAGTCATCAACGAGTTATTATCAACGTTTTTCAAACTCGTTGTTTGAATATCAAAAGATGGAATATGTGTATTAATATACACATCTTTGATATCAATCTCACAACAAACCTCCTCAAATGATTCGATATCATCTTTCTTTTTGTATCCCAAAACCGTCCAATATGGTTTGGAGTTACTAACGGAATATAACATATTTTTCTTGAACAGTTCAGCAGATGACTTTGACGGAAACATCAAAATCGCAGGACGATGAAAGGATGGTGCGAGATAACGTTTGTTATTTGTAATACCAAATTCATACGGTATTGTAAAGACAACCGACATCTTAGGATCGTTGATGATCCACGGATCCGTACTCAAAGACATATCCATTCATTACTAAGTAACTACACTTTTTGATCTTAAATCAATCCAATTCCAATAACATAGTTCTGTAAAAATCTAAACGTTTGTCACTAGATAATAATCTCCAAAAATACTTGATCCTTTTCAACAAAAACCCTTGATTTGCAGTTCGATACCTTCGAATGAACAAAGTATTGTGGTCGAAAAACAACGAATTGTGTATAGAGTGTGGTATAGACGAGAAATGACAATATACCAAATCGTGATATAATAAAGTTAAATAATAATTTGGATCATCAATATCAGTCTCAAACATTGACTGATAAAAACATATGATGTGATCTATATACACATATGTCTCTATATCTCTCTTTAAATCATCATTAATTATGTAGTATTTCTTGTACATTGTGTTATATATTAAGAATTTGATATCATTAGGTAGAGGTAAAAATCGAAAAATATTATAGATGTCGGTTCTCATAATTAATAATACCTTATTAATAGTTAAATACTTGAAATATGAGAGTAATAACTTGGAATATAAACGGTTGGAATGCGATGTCGGAGAAGCCGGATATGTTTGAGATGATTGAGAAATATGATCCGGACGTTATATGTTTACAGGAGATCAAATTGAATAAAAGTAAAAAGTTGCGTATAGAGATTGATGGATACACAAGTTATGAACATATAGGAGACAGACCGGGGTATTCAGGAACAGCAATATTGTATAAGAATGAGATGAAAGATTTGGAACTGAGTAAAGAAGAGATAGAGGGCAGAATTTGTATAATGAAGACCAAACTTTTCACATTAGTCAATGTGTACACTCCTAACTCGGGTGAAAATCTTGATCGACTTCAGTTTCGTGTAGAAGATTGGGATAGAAGATTTACGAAACTCTTGCGAGAACAGGATACCCCACATCTTATTGTAGTGGGAGATCTCAACGTGGCACGAACAGAGAATGACATCGCGAATCCTAAAACCAACATTCGAAACGCGGGTTTCACTACCTTCGAACGTAAGAGTTTTGAAGAGATCCTGAGAGACATCAAACTTACAGATACTTGGAGAGAACAACATCCAGATGAAACGAAGGGATATACGTATTGGTCTTATCGGGGAAGAGCCAGAGAACGTAATACCGGTTGGCGAATCGATTACGTCCTCAGCAACAAACCGAAGAAAATAAAAAACACTACAATATTGAAAGACATTTACGGTTCAGATCATGCACCAATAATGTTCGATATTTAAACATAACTATAATAAAGAGTTATAATGAACGATGAAACGAAAAGTGTGTTTAAAAGGGATAAAATACATTGATCACTATGGTGTAGCTCACATATCGAAAAATATAGACTCGATAGATGATTTGATTGAGTTAGCGGACACATATGAATATGGACGAAAATATAATATTGATTTGGAACGTATACATAGAATTAAGGAGAGTTTGATAAAATTACGTGATATGATTGGACTGACAGAAATAAAACGGACAATATTGGATCAAATTCTTTATTTTTTGCAAGATTTCCACGAAGAGGAGATGTTACACACGGTAATACAGGGACCCCCGGGGGTAGGAAAGACAATGTTGGCCAAAACTATCGGTGAAATATACCACAAAATGAGAATATTCAAAGACACTGAAGTAAACCCTTATTCTTTCAACATTGCGAAACGTAGTGATCTAGTTGGAGAATACTTGGGAACTACAGCAATTAAGACTCAAAAAATGATTGATAAATCTCGAGGAGGAGTGTTGTTGATAGATGAAGCGTATTCGTTAGGAAACAAAGATAAAATCGATTCTTATTCAAAAGAATGTATAGATACGTTGAATCAAAATCTGTCAGAAAACAAAGGAAATTTTTTGTGTATCATTGCTGGTTACAAAGACGCACTGAATAACAACTTCTTTTGTCATAATGAGGGATTAAGACGAAGATTTCCGTTTGTTTATAACATAGAGTGTTACAAATACGATGAATTGGTGAATATTATGTATGATATATTCACTCGAGATAAATGGGTTTGTAAGAGAGATTCGAGAATAAATGATTTGTTTAAGAATAATTTATCTAAATTGGAGAATATGGCTGGTGACGTAGAAACAATTGCGTTTAATTCAAAGATTGAACATAGCAAACGAGTCTTCTTTATGGACAAAAGTAAAAAAAAGGTAATCACATTCACAGACATTTCAAACGCATTTCAAACTTTTTTACGAACAAAGACAATGAAACAAACACAAGAACAGGAGAAACCAATCATTTCGCATATGTATCTATAAGTTATCCATTAGATCATTGACTAAATCGGTTGCTTTGTAAAGTTCACCCAATTCATTCTTAATCTTTTGAATATTTTTCAACTTATGAGAACGATACACATTGATCTTGTATGTAGACATAATTAATATACCCACATACACTGTTAAGAAACCATACTTGTACATCTCGTTATCAATGGATACAAGCATCGAATAGAACATAACTGCATTTAACATTAAAATATAATAGATAAACATAAACACCTTGTACAAATCTTGGTATTCCTTATTGAGAGCACGTTCTTTCTTGTTCATTTCGTGAAAATTCTTAGAATATCCTTGAAGAATATTCTTACTCTTCGTAACACTGTCCAATTCGTGTTCAATTTCATCTTTTTCTCCATCCATATCTTTCAAAGCACTCGTTAATTCATTGACCTTTGTCTGAAGAACCTTGTTTTGGTTGATGATATGATCAACAGCCTTGTCCTCCTTGTTAAGAATGGCCTCGACCGTCTTAGCAGTATTCATAACGTACGAATTGAAAGTATCAATGATGATAATATGTTGATATCAATAACTTTTGTATTGTTGTCAGTTCATTCATATATGAGTTCTTGATTTTTTTTCAATTTTTATCTATACTACAATAAAGTTTTATATGTATTCAAGGAGACCGTTTGTGTAAGTATCAAGAATATCTTGATCAACAACACCTTGATAGTCTTTGTTGCATTTCGATTTGACACGTTTACGGATAACATCTTTGATTTTTTCGTCATCATCAGATTCGTATTCTTTACGTTCATTACTTGATAAGTCGTTGATAGTCTTTGTGATAACTTGTGATATTTCGTCTTTGATGACCCAGTCGGGTTTGAGATCGGGTAAAGAGTCGTCTACCCCATCAAATGTGGATAACATTCGCATAATTTTACCAGTACTACATACAACGGTATCATATTCAACACCAGAGTTAAGATTGTCTAAAAAGATTTGTTTTTTGTTGTTATCATGCTTAACTTTCGACCAAACACTATTAAATACGTCTTTTTCACTACGATTGAATTTAGAGTGGTTAAGGTCGGTCAACGAGTGAACGACTCTTTGGACATTTGGATAAATCTTATTGTCACAAGATTTAAATAACTCATTTACATTGTCCTCAAAAGAATCATTAATTTCATTTTTATCTAATTTGTTTAATATTTCATTGCCAATATTTTGTACACTGTGATCGTGCACATTTTGTCTATCATTCATAATACGTTGTTTCGGTAATTTCACAATAACTTTTCGAATATCCTCTTCCTGTTCATTATCATAATTCCTCAACCATCCATTATCAAACACCATCTTATATGGTACTATTTCGTTTACTTTCATATGATTCACAACATACTGTATTCTATCCACTATCCCGTGAGGTAACTTTCTGTATACCACTCCATATTGTTTGATTGCGTCCAAGTCGTTATAACTTAACGAATGAATGTCTTGTAGATGTAATTTACACCAAGGTTTGAGTGTTTGAGAGAAGTTGATAAAAGTTGAGAACAGTCTACCAGCGATCATTTTATCAGGAAGATAAGATGGATGGATACCATTCATATATATTTTCCCAATAGACAGAATAGCTTCTTCGTAACCGTATTCAAGTGCTTTTAGATAATTGTGTATAACAAGATCGATATTGACTAAATTTACCTGTTCCTCATATAATCTTGCTAACTGTAAATAACAAGACCCAATTAAATGACTATTTGTGGAATTTTTTATACAATTTGTATAATTTTCAATTGCTAAACTTTTATCTGCCTTTTTTCCAAATTTTCCATAATGATATATCTCACCCAAACTGTAATATTCTTCGTCCGTTAACACAATATCTTCTATGTTCTCAACAAATGTGTCGATTTTTTGTGTAATTATTTCACTAGTATTTACTTTTCTGTATTTGAGATATAAACGTACAATTATTCCTATCAATAAAAGTAAAAACAGATATGAACAAAATCTAAACAGAAAAGTTTTCATTATTGTATTTGAAAGATATTTTTATTATCAAAAATGGTATACCAAATATTATGTCCAAAATCTATAAAAAAATATGACACGGACTTGTTTTGTCTGGTGTTGTTATGATGATCCATACGATCGACAGTGTGTAAAAATTGTAAAAAAAAGCAATAATATGGTACGATGTACACGTTTAGGAACAACGTACGTTAAAGAAAAGAATAAGTATTTATGTGATATGCATTATAAACAGTATTTGGAAAATCAAAAGAGTGATAATAAACGGACTTCAATTGATATTTCAGAAGGTTCATCTAGCGATTAATTAA